AGAGTCTTAGTTCTAGTTACTTGAGAACATCTACCAAACAGACCTTCTAATACTAGTTGGTTACATTCTGATCCATCCAGTGTACCTGTAAAACCTATTCTATACTTACACTTATGAAGCTTAGTCATCAACGTCGTCAGAGATTTGGCTTTGAAAAGGTGCGCCTCGTCACCGATGACGACATCAAAATTAGCAAACCAGTTACGAGGTTGCTTGTAAATAGATTGCCAAGTGGTAATTACGCAGCTAGCTTTAGAATTTTTCTCTACCCCCGCGTATATTTTGTGGCAATATTTGGATGCCATCCATCCATATTCTTCAAAGTCTTTATACATCTGCTCTACCAAAGAGGTAGTAGGCACTACAATTAAAACTTTCCTATCAACATTTACATGAAATCTAACTAATGAATAAATCATCAACGATTTACCAGAAGCTGTTGGTGACAGGAGTAGTCTTCGGTTATATCTTAAGGACTCATATATTGCCTTATATTGATAATCACGAACCTGTACAGGTAAGCGAAGTGCCTTCACAAATCCAACTACAGCTTCTGGAGTAATTAATTTATTCTGTTCTTCAGGATGCCCAAACTCTTCATGCTCTTTAAATTCATATTGGTATCCTCTTTCATTTGCCCAATCAGTAAGATACTTTACAAGACCACAATATATCTCACCAGTAGCAGGTGAATATAAATGTACCTTACCATCCCATCCCTTATATCTTCTCTTCCTCTGCATATACTTTGCAGACTCAACCTCAAAAGAAAAATATTCTGCTGCTTCTTTATGCAGGTGAGGTTCTGCTTCAACTTTTAGATAGACTTCATTCTTCTTACGTATAAGGAGGTCCATAATACCAAGCTACCAACGATTTTCTCAAACCAGATGTAACAGAACGGACTCTATGCCACTGATCACTCTGGAAAAAAATAGCAGACCCAGGTTTCGGTTTAAAAGTATCGAATCTTGGATCTGTCCCTGGTTTATATATCTCCAAATCAAAGTCGCCTCCTTCATAGTCATCATTAAGGAAAAGCGACATACTTATTTTTCTTATCTTACTATATTTTTTACTATGTTGGTCAACATGCCAATCATAGAATCCACCTTCAGGGTATATACCAAACTGAACAGGTTCTACTCCTTCAATTTTTATATTCCAACAAGACCTATTAACATAATCACATGCTTCTAATAGCAATTGATTTAAGTCATTATCATTAATCCATGTAACTTCTGATTTTCTTGGTGTCCTTCCTTTTGCTTCAGGGACATTACCATCTTTCCATTTTAAATTAGAATTACTAATAGCACGTTTAATTATTTGTAGAGCACGTGTATCAAAATCAATAATCTTATAGGGACATCCGTATCGCATTACATACCACTCTGAAAACGCTCCCACTCAATAGCATTTTTAATTTGGTAATTACGACTATTAAGTTGTCGTAAAACACCATCAAGAAAGAAAATTGTTTGCTCTATATAGTCAATCTTATATTGAAGTTTTCTAATCTCATCATCTCCAGCGATGAACATTCTAATTTCATCGGTGGTTGTAAGTTTTAAATCAAAAGGCATCTCCTTATATACTGCAGTAGGTGCCTTACCTTTATAATATATCCATTTGTCTCTAACAAGAGCCTTCATTTCAGACTCCCTATCCTTTTTCATTAAAGAAAATGTATTATAAAATTCCATATAACGCATATGGAGTTGAGGAATCCTTACAGATTCTTCACCATACTTATCAGGATCAATAACACTATCTTCTTTCCATTTATCCTGTAGTGTTTCCAGATTCATTATTTTCTAATCCACCTTGGTAAGTAAAATATCAACCAGGCGAGTGTCCAGAAGGTTGCTAATACCATTATGTGTAAAACTCTATGAGAGTTAACTATTAGTCCACAAGTTACTAATGATATCCATAACCAATCTAAGGTGCCATGTAGTCTCCACCACAATTTATCACCTAACTTCTTCATCACCTTATCTCTAAGTCTAGCGAAGAATGGTGATACATGTCGCATCATAACAAATCCCTCATTAAAAAACATGAGGGTAAATCCAATCCAGAATATCATATACCTTGATCTTTAGTTTTTTCAAAAAATTCTTTCATCGATGATGATACATCAGGTGGCTCTGGATAACCATACCCTTTAATCCTCATCCACTTCTGACGCATAGCACCAAGTATCCAAGACTGGGATAGACTCTTAGGTCCATTCTCTAGCAACTCAAGTTCTTTCTTGCTACTTGTGTATGCTTTGTATTCTTCTCTCCAGTTGGAGTCATCGAAGTCTGTTATAAGTTTTTTATTTCGGGGTTTGTCCCCTTTTCTTAATCCCACTGGTTCTGCCTCCCATACCGTTATATGTATAGACCTTAGTACCCTAGCACAGGTATCTCATTTTGTCAACCTACCGTCTCTTCTGAGTATTGACATTCCTTACCTCGTAAAGAACATACTTAAAGGTGGCTGTTGCTGAAAAGTAATTATTGTCATCACCAGTAACATCAAAAGCTAATGTAGATAGACCTGTTGGAAAAAGATCTTTAAATACAACATCAAAATTAGCAATATTATTATTGTTTAATACTTGTAAAGTAGCATCAGAGAATCTAGCATCTTTAGATGGCATATCTTTAGCATACTTATCAATCCAAGCTCTTCTCTCATTCATGTCTTGAGGAGTTCCTAATGCTCTAATCCAGTTATGAAGTTCCATATAATTAGTCAGATCTTCATCAACTATAAACTCAAGAGATAGATCACCATATCTAAGGTTACCTTCTACAGGAATTGGAACCATACCTCTAGTTGGAATATCAACATTACCCAACTGAAGATCTGGAATTTCTGCTCTCTGACACAAGAACGAAACCTTCTGTGCCTTATCCAATATGAAAAGAAATCCTATTGGAGACAAAAAGTTTTTATTCGTTAATTGTTCTTGGTACCAATTTGCCATTTTCTAATTATTTATTCAAACGGTATAGCCAGTTCCATCTGGGAATCTAATTTATTATCTCTCATATATTCCATAGACTCATTTGTATATAGATCCCAAGCAGCACAATATCTTTTTTTATTAACCTTTGGAACAAAATGTTCAACCCAAGAAGGGAATAAAACTAAATTACCTTCTACTGGATTTGGTTTAAACGTTCCATTAGACGTTGAGAAATTTGGAATTATATATTCAGTACTAACTGAACTAGAATTTAATAATATATTTCCAGATAAGAATGTGTTCTCATGATACGAATGTGAATGTAAATTTAATTCTTCACCCTCATTCATAACATTCATCCAACCTCTTATCCATAAATTATCTGGTAATTTATATCTCAACTCATCAGTAAACTCATGACATGCATGTTTAATTATTCCTAATAGGGGATTATATACCCCTTGATTAAATATATTGTATGATTTCCAATCACCCAGATCTTCTTGTATCCAGTTCTTATCTACTGGAAAAACATCAGACCATATAGGAACATCCCAATTGGGGGCAAAGGGTGTTTTAGGGTCTGGTGTTTTCCATCGAAATAGACTCATGTCCACCTAGTAAGAGTTAACTCAACTTCATTTTTATCGTTAACTTTCTGATCATCTACTTCAAATCCTTGTTCCTTTCCAGTCATAATCAACAATTCTTGAGCATAACACTGAGTTATTTTCTCAAGCATTCTCTCTGGTGGTATTGGTTGTTTCCAAGTTTGAAGATCTGCTACTAACTCATAAGTCTCAGTAGTTTTATCCCACCTAAAACCAATATCCTTATCTAAAGTAATATCACAAAATACTTTAGCGTGATTGTGACCTAAAGGATTCTCTAGTTCTTGATTAATATCAACTGGATACCCCATCAACATTAGTGTGTGTAATAGAGGTTTTCTCTTCTGTAGCTTTGTTTTGAGATGACTGAAGTGTGACATAATGCTCTGGTTTGTTTATTCTAGATTTTAATACACCTAATTGATCTTCAAAGGGTTTAGTTAGATTAATACATTCACTTCCACTAACACCTTTTACATCTTCTAATACTGTGCCATCTTGTCTAATAGTGAATTTAATCGTCTGTTGTGATGACATGTCCAATCTCCCATGATTGTATATCACTATCTATATTAACATCAGGTGGCACTATTATGCAGAACCCTATGCCACAATTAAAAGTGGTCTTCATATCCTCTGGAGGAATCTCACCTGCAAGTTGAATCTTGCTAAAGATTTCTGGTATAGTCCATGAATTATAATCTATATGTGCTTCCAATCCTTTTGGAATGCAACGTGAAATATTACCTGGTATACCACCTCCTGTTATATGTGCCATACCAAGAATAGGAATCTCATCCATCAGATTCTGAATCAAAGAAGTATAGATTGTAGTTGGTGTTAATAGTTCTGGTGTCTCTTTATAGTATATTTTATGTCTCCATAACATATCATTAATCAAACTATAACCATTACTATGCAGTCCACTACTAGCAAACCCTATAATTTTATCACCTGGTTTAATAAGACTACCATCGATGATTTCATTCTCTTCTATAATACCAGTACAGAATCCTGCAAGATCAACATCTTTAGAAAAACGACCATGCTCTGCAGTCTCTCCACCAATAAGTTCTACACCTGCTATCTCACATCCCTTAATAATACCTTCCATTATCTTATCTTCTCTACCATCTAATTTCTTAGTAGAAATATAATCTAGGAAGTATAATGGTTTAGCACCACAACAGATAACATCATTAACACACATAGCAACTAGATCTATACCAATAGTTGTCCAGTCACCAAATACTTGTGCCATATTAATTTTAGTACCAACACCATCAGTACCAGAAACCAATACAGGTTTCTCATATCCAGAAGGCATTCGGAACATGCCACCAAAGCCACCAATAGCAGGTGCCTTCTTCATTAGTCTTTCTACAAAAGCATTACCTGCTTCTATATCAACTCCTGCTTCTTTGTAACTAGTCATGTATATTACATGCCACGTATTTACAATCAGGACAATCTAATTCTTCTCTATATGTTTCTAATTTATGTTGGAGTTTGTGGTAAGTATCATACCAATACTGTGCTCCTTTCTTATTGAAGTCACAATGTTCTTTACGATACTGACATGCCCATATTAGACGGTCAATCTCCTGTTCCTTGAATTGCATCATAATTATCCTTCCCAGATCATATCTGGCATTTGGGGTTGTGCTTGTCCTCTAACCATAAACATCACAATAAAATATCCTATAAACCAAAGGATGTTTACAATCCATGCTTGTCTATAGAAGAACTTACGCACTCCCATCGCACGTCTAATCATTATTGAATCTGCGTGCCATTCTGGATTTCCCACTCTTCTCAATATCTGCTCAATAATGACCGCAACAATAGTTGCCACCACTAAAGGATAGAACATAAAGTTCAGGAAACTCATAAAGATTAAAAGAGTCTGCATGATGTAGAATTAGATTACGTGTTATTTATCTTCTTCCTCTACAGGTAATCCTAATGTTTTGTATTCAAGTTGTTGTTCCAGGAAAAGAACTTGCTTCTTTAACTGGTCGTTTTCTTCTTCTAAAACTTCTATGTGGTCTTGGTATACTGTTAGCATAGATTCAAGATTTTCGTTTTCGAGTTCTAGTTGAAACCAGGATTTAATTTCATCATAATCCACTAATATTTACTCATTTAATTTCTTCTTCACAATTCTCATTAAGATCTTGTGCCATATTACCACCTATCTCTGCACCTTGTTCCATACCAATCATCGTAGCAGCCCCAGCAAGTACCCAACCAACAAAAGGAATAGAGGAGAGACCAGTACTAGCAGCAGCAGCACCGATGCTACCTCCGACAAGTCTTCCCGTTTGTTTTCCACCACCGACTGCCTCGATGCACGCGACAGACTTTGGGTCTGTTTGTCCTCCCGTGGATTTATTACCCAAGTGTCTAGCCCCATCCATCGTGTACTCTTCAAAGCCTTGGTACGTGTTGTTACCCAGTCCCAGAAAGCCTGCTTTCTTTTTAACGTCCCTTTCCACACGAAGGATCTTGGGATCATTAGATCTATAATGAATGCGATAACCTTCTTTATTCGCTTCTACTGCGTAGGTAGTGTATTGACCTACAGGTAAATTTAGTGCAGGAAGATTACTTCTAGTTGCCAGCATACCTATCATACCAATATGTGATATACCTACTAGACTACCTAAACTTATAACAATCCATTTATTCATGACGATATCATTAGTATATTATATAGCATAAAAAAAGAGACCCATGAGGGTCTCTTTTGAAATATGTATCCGATGGATTACATGAGGTTTGCAACTTGTACACGTCTGTAGTACTTGTTAGCATTCGCTGTAAGAGCACCAGAACCTTGGGTAAGACCACCTGAGAATGGGTTTGAAACCATACCGTAACGAGTCTTAAATCCAATTTTTGGTTGGAAGGTGTTAGGGTTAATTGCTCTGACCTGCTGTAGAGGTACATATGGGCAATAGAACAGTCCAGCGTCATAAGGTGAAGTACCTTTGTATCCAGCAACGTAGAAGTGCTTATCAGCAACGTTAGCAGAATAAGGATCAACGTAAAC